GTACCTTGTAAAGACATTGACTAGGTAAACTACTACTAAAAGCAAATATTTATACTCCCCGTGAATGTCTATTCAGGGAGTGGCTCAACTCTAAAATCTACGGCCGAGTTGAAAAGACCGTGCAGCTCATAATCATCACCAGCTGCTTGCAAAACTATCACCTCTATGATAGAGGGAATCGACTCCATCTGCTGCAACGGGCTCAGAACTCTAATCGAGAACTGGCCCATTGAGAATGGAGTGGGGTCTGAGTACGCACCATTGCATACTCTCTTGAAACGCGTAGTGCTCCGCCAAGGAAACACCACCTCAAGGACGGTCACACCAGCAATATTTAGGACAGTGGTGTACTGTCCGAGGGCTTCTTCAACAGTTAAGCCGGATGCCTCAAATCCGACATGTGAACAAATCATCAACTTAGCCGCGTGCAAAGCGGTCCCGACCACAATAATCTTATACTTCAACGAACCCCTCCAAAAACTATAGGGTGTCGAAACATAGGACATAAGATCCAGGTTGATAACATCATCCACACCAGCTGTGAAGAACCGGGCACAAGGGCATAGATCCGCCTTGAACAAAACGGAATTCACTGGATCCGATGTCTGCACGGTGAATGAACCTATCGGAGTATACCGTGAAGTTAGGTAACGCACCGACATCTCATCAACGTCAGTAGCCAAGTCCTTCCTCTCAGGATATCTCTCCGGCCTTGACTCTAGATCCAATCTATTGGCGTAATCAACTGCCACTGAATTACACAAATTCGGATTAGTCCTCACCACAACTGGCATAGGATTTATGGCCAAATTTGGTTTGTCCAGTGGAGCCGATAATGCCGTCTCTCCTCCCGTGAACGCATCAGCCGACGAGTCCTTGAAATCTATTGAAGAGTCCATAACATGTTCTATGTTATAACTATAGTTGGACACCTTACTCTGTATCCCACCCTGCGCCTCAACCAACACATTCTCCCTAGGGTTAATCACTGAAAACTCACTATCCAAAAACCGTGCGTATGCTGTTAGAGACAAAATCTCTGTTGTGGAACTAGGCCCAAATCTTAGGGGCGAAACCACAACCAACAACAATGTGCCGAGTGTCTGGGACGAAAGCTTCCGTGTGTCCAAGGCATCCAAGTAATGCAGGTAAGGAATATCGAAAGCTACAGTGACATCCTTACCCGGGAACATAAGCTCATGTCTTGTCGACATGCAGCTAATCAGATCACCTCCGTAGACCTTAGCGGCTTGAGTACTATCAAGCAGCGGAGCCCACACTACTGCTACGCACCCTGCCACAAATTGTGTCGCCTGCAAGTTCAGCATCACCTGGGGATTCCCTCTCCAAAACATGTTCCTCGCCCAAGCTGACTTCATAGCCCGCGAATTCAACAACCCAAGTGGTACATCGATGGAACCAATGATCGAACCAGTGATATGGCTAGAGGCCCACACGAAGGTATTAACAAACTGAGGACGCGTAACCATCTCGACGTTACTTGGAGCATCCTCACCCATAGAAATACTACCACTGGGCACAGTCAACGTTCCGGCTTTAACAGGTGCCTGACCAGTGGACACGAATCCACTCTGGGGTGCAACCTTGAGACTCCACATCGGTCTAGTAGACACGGGCCAACGAGGCCCAGCAACGTCAGACCTCAAGGGCCCAACCCACGGCAACAACGTAGCATTAAAACCATTACGAATCAAAATCACATCATCCGGTATATCAGCAGACAACCTAAACTGGTTATCACCAATATTTGACCACCCAACAATAAACTGATCAGCTGCCACTTCTTGCACACCGTCATCATTCACAAAGGTGGTGGAGCCGACAGCCGTGTCATACGTCCACACATTGGTCGCAAAAGATCCAACAGGCCCATGTGCTGATATCGTCCACGTCGATGGGCAACTCCGATACCCGGAGAAGTCAACACTCACGTCTAGAGTGGTGCCCGGCAACAAGTTCCTATCCTGGGTGGGCCCAATGCCAAAACCATAATACCGGAGCTGCTCATTGCTCATTGATTTGGTTTCAACAACCATCTGGACCATAAGTCCTATAGTCGTGCTTGGAACAACCGAACCGTACAACCAGGAGCCCAGCCCATTTTGAGTCTCATTAAAGGGTCTCTCATAGTCAACTTGATTAAACCTAATGTACTCCACAATGTCGAACGGAATACCAACACGCCGAGGGTAACTATTGCCCACCACACGCAGCCGCGGAACCCTGTACAAACACGAAAGACGGAAGCCATCACACACGTTCGCAAACAGTTGGCCGTAAAGCGCCGAACCGTTCACGGCCACATTTGAATAATTACTCACATCCGCTTTAGCTTCAATAGAATCTATAGGCACAACATTGAACCTATATATCTGTGGGTTTGCAACCACTACCTCAGCCATCTTCTCCTGCAAACACATGGGACCAAAGTTCCCAGTGGAGAGCGTGCCAAAGCCTCGCTTGGGCAACACGCTATCCGGGGAAGCAGCCATGCTAATAGAGGATGTGCTCGCAACTGGATCACAAAAGAACCTAAACAACAACTCACCCATGTAACAACGATACATAGAACCAAAGAAGCACAACAAATTCTGCTGCATCACAATACTGTTAGCCAAGTATATTTCAGCAACTGGGAACACTTGTCCCTTAGATTCCTCAATGGATGCGACATGCTGACACCGCTTAAGGGAAACGACTATTGAGTTCTCCTCCTTCTCAACTACGCTGGGCGTCGCTACCTCCTTTGAGGTTTGAACGACAGATAATGCCGCCTCATTCACCTCCAGAGCCTGCGTCGGAGCCTCCTCCATCTGCGCGCTAACACGTACCACACTAGCATAGGGCAGGCGGTAATCAGCCTCAGCCCCGAACAAACCCGCATCAATACTACGAGCTTCCCACCTACGGGCCACATCATAAAAGCTCAAAGGCGACTCCAGTATACCATTGCGTGCCCACGCCTTCTGTATCCTAGACCGCCAGCCCTTAAACCGCAAGGGTCCGCTGCTCCAAACCCGGGACAACACATCATTACCTAGGGCCACCATCATCTGGTCTTGAGTCATCTCCTTAGAACCATTCCACATGAGGCTTTTAATGAGACTAGCCTCCTCTACGACAGGATAATAGATCTGCCCTTTCACGAAGTTTGACATACGCACAGTGGTCATCTTCAGAAATGTTAAGCCTAAGATAGGCGTCAAGTCTGCCGTGACAGCAGTCTTATTCGCTGGCGTAAACGTCACACCAAATCCGCTCAAATACTCCCCAATAGCTTTTGGATTAAACCACGACACCCGCTCAGCCACGGCGCAAATGTTATCATCTCCGAATACCTTAAGCCTCACCAGTCTATGGAAATGCTCAAGAGGCTCCATAGTTGGCTCGTGTAAACGCGCCAGGTGGCGCCAAGCCAACCGGAAATGCAACATAACAACAATACAATTGATCAGGGTCGTCAATATGTTGCCACTCTTGTTATGATCGGAGTCCATGATGACATAACGACCATATCGCAAGAAACTAAAAACCATACTATGGAGTAGAATGCGTTGCTTGTCTTCGAAACCATCTTCTAGGCTTGGGTTATGTCGCCTGTACCAAGCCCCAATATGGTCCCCTAATGACAAGGCAATCTGCCTAGTAAAATAGGACTCCATGCCAGAGTAATCCCCGTCAAAGCCGACATCAGAAGCGCACAACAGTCCTCTAATCATCTGCTCCCAATCACTACTAAAAACATTCATGCCGACAGCTGTTTCATACACATCAAAACCAGCGTAAACATGACTAATGAAATCACCAAAATACTTCCGAAAAAGGATAGTGGCATCCACTGGCGAAGCTATAATCATACGCGTCTTGGGTTTCCCATCTCTTCCAACTCCCATCACTCTATCATAGGGCCGCATCTCAGACTTGAGATTAGGCTCCCAAACAAAGGCTGGACAAACCCCTCTGGTTAAATTATCCTCGTGCCGCTCTAGGGCCTGTCTCAGAGGCTCATGCGTGATGACACGTGGGACATCCTCAGAGAACATCCATTTCTTACCTTTCACACCCTTAGGGCGATCCTGCGTCCAAGGGTACCCCTCAGAAGTCCGCATGGGTATGGAGCCCAAGCACACCAAACCCCCGTTAATACACTCAGCATCAGTCAGGGCTCTTGGAGGTCGCTCAACCTGCTTATACTCAAACTGATCGAAAACGTCCTCCATAGCTATCTCAACCTCAGATATTGGAAAAGGCTTCACAACCTTGAAGAAGCTCTCCATGGCATCCCTCTGGATATCTATGGTAAGGTGCCCTGGGTTACTACTATGCACCTTACCGATCACAGATGGCAGATATGCGTCTGGCTGGGCCCATTCTTCCTCAATATAAGGCAACTTCTTATACTCACTCTTAGGATCACTACGGAAAGTCACTCTCTGCAACTCACCTACAAGGGCAACACTATCGGCAGCTGGGATAGTCGTGAGCTCGTCAGCAACCTCCTTAACATCTAATCCCTCCTGGGCCATCACCACCTCATTCACTGCCCCAAGAGCAGCTACAACAGCTTCCTGGGTTATCCTCACACCAATGCCTTCTCCAGACAACATGCTCGTAGCACTCGCGACATGCAAAGACAAAATCTTGCACGCCGAATTGCTAAACAGAATGGTACCACAGTCACCTTTAGACAAAGCTCTGTAGCGCCATTGGTCAGAAACGAACAATTCTTTGACATTCTCAGAGTCTAAACTATAGGTGGTCCGCTGAGTCGTGCAATAAGCATTAGTCTCCATCTCCATTTTAGAATTGACAAGAGTAGCCTTACACCTACCAATCCTCTGGTGCTCCTCCTTCGTGGCGAAATGACGAGTCACATCTCTCATGGGCTGCATATAGCCACTAAAATCATACACAACCAAATCAATATCCTCGCCCTCACTCCGATAAGCCTTAACTCTCCTAGGATCAAAGCTCATCTGAAGCCTCTGGGAACCCCTATTAAGGATAAAAGGGGTATCGACAGGAACAAGCCCAACCTGCCCATCCTCATCCCGCACAGAGAAGAAGTGCCGTGGGAACAAAACCTGGCAGCCTCCGATACAAAAACAATGTAAAGTACTTCCACGGATAGAGGCTGTCAAACAATTAGCCTTGATCGCACTCAACCGATTTGCAAGGTTCTCATCCTCAGCCTGAGGCTCATACCTACCAGTATGCCAGTCCGTTACGCGAGCCCAGCTATCTTCATCACGGGCCACTCTATCCCTCGAACGGACGTAGGCGTCTTCCCTTGTACGATCTCGTTTATTGACGAACTCACTTGTGTCACGGTTAGTGTTGCCGCGCTTACGGTCCACTGAACTTTCGGGAGCTACAATCTTACGGGCAGCAAATCTAAAAGCGCCAACAACGGCAACCATGGGTAAAACAAACTTCATAGCTGACTTGAATGCTCCAATAAACTTCATAGTCCTGTTGTTACAAACATCCTCCCGAAAAATCTCAGCGAGACTGTCTGGACCTTTCTTGTCCAACCACAACAGAACACGATCAAACACTTGTTCCTCACCCTTCTCCTTTCTGTCCATCGCCATCCGCACTGGAGACTCCGGATCAGGATGCAAAGGCTGCAACGCACGCAAAGCTTCCATTATATACAAGTCCAGATTATTAGGCTCGTTATAGAGCTTCTGCAAGCTGGCACGAGCAGCGATGAAAGCATTACGCTCTAGAGGCGTTATGTCGAAAGCACTCAACTCTCTATTGAATCCAAAAGCCTGCAAAACTCCGCTCAAGGGCGAGCCCTTATAGGCCTTAGGCCGCATTTTATGCGTTCTAAACAAGTCAGCCTCCTTCTCCTTCCAATCGGGACCAACGAAGGGACCAATATTGATCCCGTTATGGTAATTACTACCCTGCGAACAGATTTCCACAAACTCCGGGTCCGTCAAGATAGCCGTCGCGATAGTTTTGCGCCTCTCTGGCACAACCGATTGCAAAGACACAAATAAGGTGCAGACAACTCCAGTCTGCCTAACCCCAGTACCAAGTACCTTCGCATAGCCATTCACAACTTCATCTAAATCCTTGGCCGTGCACTTCTTCCACATCTCAGTCATTGTCAAGTAATAATGAAGGTCAGTCAAACCAGCTTTTGAAAGAACCCGAGTCATAATCGAGACCCATGGATTTGCCACCGCATCAGGCAAATCCATATCGGGCTTCAGGTTGTAGTCGCGTGTTACATCAAGAAACTTCCGGCAGACCTCCGTAAAATCTATAGCTTTTTCGTCCGGTTCCACGGAATCAGGAACTATATAAGACTTTGCAACCTCCTTGAATGTATCAGCCACCTTGCGCATCTGCCTGTTGACAAGGTTTTTTTCACAAGCCTTATCATCATCGGAACTATAGATATCCCCATCCATTTGCGCAACAACCCGATTTGTTAAAGGATTGGGAATTTGCACGGGGAAATCTTCTATCTCAAAATCCACCTTCTCATCAACAAGTCGAGCCCTCACTCGATTGTTCGCGGCTTTCACATCCTTAAAATTCTGGGTGTTGTCAACTATCCCTTTCTGAATAACTCGCACAAGCTCCGTGAACGTTATAGGCTGACTATATCGCAGCTCTGTACTAGAGCCAATCACCTCTGTTAACCTAAAGGAGAGATGCGGACACAAGCCTGCATCATCTGGATTATTAGCCAGGTGAGCGCGAAGAACAGCAGTGTCCAACTTAAGACCACTAGCATCAGCGAAAGCCCGCTTCAAAGAAACCTCATAGTACTTGAAGCGCGTGTGAAACGCCTCATAGTTATTAATCCCAACTATGGCATTCGATGGGGGCCTATTTGAAGTCATGAACACAGCAGAACTAGTGAAAGTCCTACCTTTATCCCCAATCGCTGCCATCGGTAAAACAAATGCAGTGGTGGAAATGAGCGGCAACAACATACCGTTCAACGCCTTCGCATCCTCACCACTTGTCGTCGCATAATCGTCTATTAATACACCCCACTGGTTCCTATACGAGTCCCAATGCTTTAGTGTACTATTAAGCGAATACACCACATCCTCTGTCTCCCGTGCAGGGTACAGTAGAGCGGCTATAGACGAAACCAGAGTCGACTTACCAATCGAAGTGGGCCCATAAAAGTAAATCCCGACAGGGGCTACCCTAGACTTACTGGAGCCCAGTATAACGCTCGATTCTTGGGCCCTCATTGTAAGGTCAGCAAACACTTTCTCAATACTAGCCCCCATAATTGAATTCTTATTGGTAGCATAGTAATCCTTAGCACTCAACATTGACTTGTACACAGAAATAGTTTTGGCGGCCAAAGTGAAGTCACCTGGGTCCCGTGGGCTTACCCACTCACCAAGGACAACGCAAGCATCATGCACTGTCTTCTTGTAGGACGCACTCAACTCGTCCTGCTGGGAATAACCAAGCCTGGTGGCTACATACAATGAAAAGGTATTTGGAAACTTTGTCAGTAACCAATGCAAACCATCGGAACCTGCCGATAGACCAGCCGCTACAGGCACAATGTGCTTCATTGCAGCCAAACCACGTTCCATAACGCTCAATTTGCTTCCAGGGCCAGCTACAGCCATAATGGAAGCAATAGTGGCCATAAACACAGGACCACTCTGAGCCTCAACCGTCTCATCCTCATCAAAACCAGGGGCTTTCTTAATCAGCTTGGCAAAGAGTCCAAGCACACGCCCAACAACCTCAGCAACTTTTCCGAGGCCAGCGAAAATAGCACTC